GTCGCAAAAGGAATATTCTAACCTTACGTTCTACTGCAGGCGATTCGCTATAAATAGCGTGCGTTGTGGGCAATCACACTGAGAAATTGGGAACTCGAAGTAAACTCATACTTCTGATAGACAACACATGTCTACCAGAATTCTGATAAAATTTCGAGCCATATGACTCAGACATGTTGTCCGCGATTACATTGTAACCACACCTGACGATCCCCATCAGGGTTATACTACTATATAGTATTATGTTTGCACAGTTTACATCACTGTGCGGATGCTGATGCTATTATTGTATCCCTGCATCAGGGTAGTTTAACGACTTTTCGGTCAATGCGTCCTTATAAGACTGGTTGCACTACATTGTAATATATAATGGGTGCTCCGGTGAAGAAGAATAAAGAGAAATCTTCGCCAGTCGAAACCAGCTGTTCCTGCGCAATACGCGCATTCGCCGCAGCAGAAAGCATTTTTGACATAGTAAATGCATTGCCTAGCGTGGTCTCGGTAGTCCAATTCGCCCTCTTAGCAAAGGCAAATCTTCGTGTTTGCTGGAACGGAACTTCGAATTCCAAAGTGGGACACACGTCTTCATGTGTGTACGACGCTCCAGAAAGTGTGGGCGACGTGCCTTCCAGTAAACTCACGACAAACTTTTCATTAGAACCATGCGGTGTGCTAATGTTGGCATAAGATTGCCGGAATACATTGCGTGTGACACGCAACGGTGAAGAAACATTGCTTTCATTTTGACCCGCTGCTATATTCGCCACTTTCCAGCGTAGTGAACCTCGCCATGCCGTATAGGCAGGGGTGAGGTAATTAAGCATTGTCATGCGGGAGAAATTAAAAGTCTGGGGCACACCTCCCACTACCACACCGGTAATCGCGCCAGGCGCGAAACCTCTATGGTATGGGAATGCTAACTTTGTCAAACTCCACTCTCGAGCTCCGTTTCCTACTGGAGGGATTTCAAATGTGTGTTGGGAATATCTCTTCAATAGACTACGAAATGAAACAATTGTCTCACCATAGAAAACATGATCATATGCATCTGTAGTGGAAACGGTAGACAATATAGTATGATCCACCGCCTGGGACATAGGTTTACTAGCCTCGGTAGTTTCATCATTGTCCCCTTCCACACCGGACTGGGTTTCAAAACCCATTTGTGGTGTAGGAAAGTATGAATACTGTTCAATTGTATTGTTGGGATTACGAAATTGCATATCGTCTCCCGCTGCTACAAACACATTCATACTAATATCATTATCAATGGTGGAATTAGGTACGGTAAGTTCGTTAACAACGTAAACTCGCAACATGCCATTGGCACGATTAAGTGGTACGATTGGCACATCAATTGTGCCATAAGGTACAACAGTAGCGTCAAGGAACGACACGGAACCTGGCGCACCTGCCAAACAATATGGCTTGTCAGAACCCCATCCAATCTGGACTGTGAAGTCCTTTTCTTCTGCGATGTCAATAATATAAGTGTAATTTGTGTTATACTCATTTGATTGAAATCCATAAGGATCGTATACAATCTTGATACGCCCTTTGTGGTAATTGGAAGATACGATCTGAAATCGATATTTCATTGATCCATACCAATTTTGAAAGGGAAGTCCTGCAAACATACAAGGTGGCAGATGCATTTCTGCATCCGTACCAAGTGCGTTCACTGCCCAAGTGTATGGCGTAACTTGCGTTTGCCACAACATTTGTTCAGCGATTGCTGCAACTGGCCATGGAAATTGTGTCAAGTAGGATTCCCTAGTTGCCACAGATTGAATGGTCATTTCATCAACGGCACCCAAGCCAACTGTGCTAGGGTCAACCGTTAATTCTTGCTTACCGTCTAGTGTCAATCTCTGACAACTATCAGGTATATTAACGTTCGCCAAATTACCCATCACCGTTGGACGGTAATAATCAATTTGGTTTAAGTTGTTTGGCCTGGAATAACCAAAAGTGGTTGCTATAGAATCGACAGCATTCGCTGCGATTTCTGTAGCTCTCGCGTAATTGCCTATGTAAGGCACATTGCGCAAACCACCTGCAGCTCTCGCTACAATGGATGCGGGCCGAGATATGATACCTTTACCATATTCATCCTCCTTACCCATTTGTGGCGTTAAACCACCAGGTTCAGCAGATGTTGGTACAGATAACGCTACCTCTTCGGCCCAAGCAAAGACTGATATCGTTACCGAGTCTGTTGCTCCATTTGCATGTTTCAATCCCTGTAAGGTGTGGATGATCATATCACCCATATCCCTCCATTCGCTATCTGGAATGGAGAGGTAGTTGTCATACCAAAAATATGGTAATAACATATCACCACCTTGTGATGTTGTAGGATCGAGGTACAAATGTGGCCTCTGTGACGCTTGCACAATGTCTTGCTCAAAGAAAGCACGATCAACTGTGAAGTCGTCTGAAGTAGGTAATGGAATATAGGACGCAATTAAGCGCCCATAATGAAATCCATTACCATTAATCATAATTTTTAAATGCAACTTCGCACGTAATAGTGCGAAATTGGATATTCTATTTATGACTCTTGGATTCTCGAAATAATCCTTCCATGGATTGAATGTCTCAAACAAGGTTGTGGAAGTAGCCCAATTAAATGACTGAATTTTCACAGGTCTTGCAAAGAAATTTCCGAGGTCCGCGTCACTATTGTCGACGTTCTTGTAAGTAGCATCTACAATGTTATTTACTTCATAACAATATGACGGATTTTGATCTTTAAACGACACCATTTCTGATGCCGTCTGTTTTTGTGGGGTATTTATTTTTACATTAAAATTATTACTAAACCATTTATGATACGGTAAGATAACCGGCTTAAGTCATCTTCCGCTGTACATTTGTTGTGTTGACGAAACACTCCGCTAAATAGCGGTACTCTTTTTGTAGAGTGTCTAATATATACAAAGCCTTGCTAAACATTTATTATGTACACGAAATTATTATACAGGTAACCAGAAATATATATGACGTTTGCTTTCCCTTAGGATCCAGCGTCACCTGGATTTTGTTGACCGTAG